TATAGCGTCAGTTTTCGGATCTCTATATAATCCTTCTTGACCTTCAACAGGAATCATGCTGAATCCACACCAAGAGCAATAGTTCTTAGATCTTGAATCTTAGGAACTCTAGAAGATGATTGTGACCTCATAACAAGTTTAAGTTGATATTGATCGAAGTGATCTAGCTGGTCATAATATTCACCACCGAGATTTGCTTCATATTCTCTAAAGACGTTCGGATCTTTGTCGGTAATAGGGGTTTCGTCATAATCAATATAAATCCAATTCTTCAATTGAATATCAGAATCAGTACCAACTTTAGTAATTCTATAGTACGTATCAATCTGCCCACCGATTGGGGTATGAGCACCGAAGTTGATCTTTAGACCATTCGCTGGGTTTTCTAAAACAACTGGCTTGGTAATATGTTTAGCAAGTTCGGTACCACCAGAAGGATTAGTTTCAGGAACGAAATCTATCGGAGTACTAAATCCAACTGAAGCAGCAGAATCCTGTCTATCGATTAAGTTGTTCATAACCACGAGACTAGCACGCTGCATATCAATGTAAGGTGAAATATAGTCGTTTGTGGTTAGGTTAGTCAAAGTAGCAGTAATTCTGGTAGATTCGTTTCCGCCAAAATGTACTGTCTCGTTCGAATCCTGGAGAATAACATGAGGCTGTTCAAAAGTAATGGTCTGACTAGGAATTAATGCAATATTAGAAGTGGTTGCATATCTTTGTTCATCATCAGAGTCTGCTGCAAAAGAGGTAGAAGTACAAAACTGCCCGCTATAAGTTACCTTTGCGACGTTTCTTGGAATGTAATGATCGATAGTAGGTGTTAGTAAATCGAATACATATTGCTCTGTTACTTTCACTGCCGCGCCACCAACTCTTCCACTTGAAGAAGCAGTACCTCCCGCAGTGAATTTATATCCGGTAGCGTCTATTTGGGTAACCGTTCTAGTGCCAAGCATCTGAGCACCTGTGATACCATTATAAGAAGTTCCAGCAGTTAATCCCGTGATATGCACTTTATCGTTTATTTGGAAACCGTGATCTGGGTGATATACACGAACAACAGCTGAAGCGCTATCGGTAAGGAACGGATTAGTCTCGAGTAATTGTCTCGATGGATTAGCATCTTTTAATACAACTGTACCACCAGTAGATTTAAACTTGGCTCTATAAATTTTATATTTTAGATCAGTAATACCTTCTGGGATTTTAGCTAAACCGCCAGCGGCCCGGAATAATACCCCCGTGTCAGGATCTTGAGAAACTCTAGAAGTGGTGGTACCGAGGTTAAAATCACCAACGGTAGCAGACCAAATTTCATAGCCGACCCCATCATTTGTAATAATTGCAATTGCATAGAATTTATCAGGGAAAAGATAAATAGGCTCTTCGAATTCAAAAATTGTTTCTGCTGAAGCATTTTCTGAAACAGTAATTTCAGAAGCGGATTTAAATACGTCTGTCCCAGGAATAATATCCAAGGTGTTCGGACTTAATTGACCGGCCTTAAATGAGTCACGGATATTAATTCTGACACCATCTTTGTCAGATTTTGTTCTGAAAAATAATCCGATTTTTGTAATATAAACCCCGAATTTGTTTTCGACATAAAATGTCTGAAACATCGGACTTACGTGTTTTGATTCACTCATGGAAATTCCCTAATAAACTTATCTTGTTATTTATAGACTTTTTGGTTCGCCTATTTAATCTCTGCCAGGTATATTCGGAAGTTGATTATAGTCGACTTTATAATATCCATTTTCATCAGTAGCTATAGCATTATCATATTTAGTACCTATCAGGTCTTGAGCCATTACACCAATGTGCTTAGTAACGCTATCCCATAGATATTTGAATGAGTATACCTTAATATCTTCAATATCGTAAAGATATCGGATATCAGATTTCAGTCGAATGTCGCTTCCGCTCCATCCTGGTCCGCTGGTCGACCCCGGACCACCATTACAGCTAGGATTTCCCGGAGGATTAGCACATCTATTATGTGCTAGCATACCGTTAGCATAATAAGTGTTATCCCCGTTTAGATAGAAGTTATAAACTACCTGTTCTGGTTCATTTGGATAAACTTCAAGAGATTCTATTCTTACCCAAGTGCCATCTTCCATTAAAATTTCATCGCCAATTTTTAAACTGCCGTTTACCATTAGATGGGCAATCTCTGGTTTTTGGATTTGAGTAAGTTCACTATCATATGCTTTCCAACCTTCTCTTGTCATCAGAGGATGTTCAGGAGTTTTGAAAGGTCCAGATCCATTAATGCCAATTAGGTCTCTACCAGCTAGAGGCCAGTGGTCATAAGATAGTACCATATTTGGTCCGATTTGACCCATCAGCATATCAAAGATTTCTACATCTTCAATGTTCTTCTCCGAGCCATCAAACATCTTAACCTTCGTACCTTTTACGAAGCAGGATTCTCTTTCTACCTTTGGTGGTACTGGGTTTGGGGTAAAGACTGTATTCGATCTTTCAGGAATAACTTTTGTAGAAGTATCGGTATCAATAGCCGTAGAAATCTGATATACTCTAGTAGAAAGCACTTCTTCTTGAACTTGCTCTAAAGTACCATTTGCTTCATAGACAAAACTTGCTGTAGATGTTGCACCTACATCACTTAATATACTGATATCAAGTAATCTAAAAGTAACTCTTCCAGTTTTAAATCGAATACTACTTGTATTTGGGATCAGGAACCAACCTGATACTGTACCGTTTGCGTCGGTCACAATTTGGGTTGGTCCACCATCAAAAGGATACTGAGTAAAGTTAGAAAGTTCTCGACCTATCTTTCTAAAATCACTAGTTCTAGAAAGATCAGAAGCTCTTGTGAATTCACTTGGGCCAGTTGCTGCGTATACCCAATCATCTACCGCTGTCGAACCAAAGAATGCGAAGTGACGAGTATTTGGTCTTAAGCCAGTCGCTTTAAAGGATACGAATCTGGATCTCATATAAGGAATAGAGAGTCTTGCGCGAACAAACTCACCCAGGGATTCCGAAAGATAAGTACTTCCCTCGAGTTTATAAACCGGGGTTTTAGTAACAGTTGTTTCTATCTTAGCCGTAGTAGTAGTGGTAGTATTTGTACCCCCCTTTACTTTTACAGTTTTGCTAGTTGTTACCCCACCGGTTGAAGTAGTATTCGAGGTTGAAGTACCAGTGGCTACCACAGTTCCGTTTTGTACGTTTGCTAGATCTTCTGCTTTAATACCCTGCCAACTCACGGAGTTATAGTTGTGGGTTTTATTTATAGCAGGCTCAATTCTTGGGTTACCTGTAATTACTTTATCAGGAAGAGTTTTAGTATCCATCCAGTTATCACTACCAGGAGACATTGTAATAGCCCCTTGATATTTCTTCAATATAGTATCATCTAGAGGGATAGATCTAGAAACTGAAGATTGGTTCTTCCAAACCTCTTCATCATAATCAAGTATAATTATATCGCCTACCTTTACAACACCGCTGGATAGATCAGAATCGAAAACTAAATCGATTGAGTTCTGGGTTGTCATTGGTCTAACCACCCCTTCAATGAAGTCCATAGCAGCTTTGTGTTCTTCATCAGCCGTATCGGTCTGGAAGTGGTCTTTAAAGTTGTCAGCTGTAATGCCTGTTTTTAGTCTACTGAATCCTTCGGCATCAAGAACATTCTTATTTACTGCTCCGAGTTCTAACAACGAAAGAGTAGTGAATTCTTTTAGTTCTTTTAATCTTTCATCGATGTTAGAGATTTCTTTCATAGTATATCGCTTATTCTGGGTATAGTTAAGAACTAAATCCCCTGTATTAAGCATGTAAGGATTAGCATAGAAGTTCGCGATTTCCATAGTATCAAGATCATTTCCTAAATCTCTCAACTTAGGATCAAAGGCCGGATCGCCGAAATAAACCCCAAATACTTCATCACGTGTTATGAATATTCTACCTCTGACTGGAAGATAGTATTCTACATCCATAGTAATTAAGTCACCGTTTCTAGGAAGAGCAACACCACTAAAGGACGATCCTGATCTTTTTGGTCTAAAGTCTAATACTTCTCTTAACTCAACAGTATTACCATTATTCAGTCTAAAGGCTGGAATATCTTCGTAATCGATAGTTCCTGTATAACTCGATGCCGCAAAAAAGTCCCCCGAAGTGCCCCATGCAAAATATTGATAAGTTACGGTTACTGTGCTAGCAGGTGTAGGTGCACCACCTTTTAATGTTAGTGTTCCGTAATCATAATAGTTATCTGTTTGACCATTATAGAACTTGAAATTACTTGTGATATCGGCACTTGTTGTATCATCGATTACCGATGTGATAGAGTATACGTCAGGCTGAGTTAATGTTACTACGCCACCAGTTACTGATTTAGCTGAATCTGTTCTATTTGTTAATGTTTTGGTTTTTACTGATCCTGAAGTACCTGAATGCTGAACATAGGCATGTACTGCATAATCTTCCCCGTTTGTTAAACCACTAATAACGGCAGTACTACCACCACCTGAGAGTGTAATGGTTCCAGTTACTACTGCATTAGTTGTTTCGTTAACGATTACCCAGGAACCAGTGTCATCAAATGCTTTACCTGTACCAGCTAAAACTGTGATTTGGTTGCTAGCTGCGGTTTGAGCTGCAAAATGTTTCTGGGTAGTAAATACAATATCCGAGAAACTTTTTGGACGAATACGGTTTAATCCGAAGAGTAGATTTCTATCTTCTTGGCCGTAAAGTCTAGCAACACCGTTCTCTAAGACAATAGTTGCTGCATTTCCTGTAGAATCTTGAATAGAGGTAGCTGATGAAAAGTTTTTACCAGCATTCATTTTAACTTCAAATAGGTAAATCTTATAATTGCTGCCAAATTCTTCAATGGCTCTAACATAAGCTGTACCAATAGTAGTTCCGCTCTGCTTGATGTTTACCTTCTCGAAAGACCCGACATCGAATAGACTTTGCATACCGCTTACGACAACATAGTTACCGTAAGTTACGGTTGTTGTTTCGTTATTAATAACCTGGGTAGTTCTAGGACGAGCTTCTGTAAGGACCAGACGTTCTCTTAAATGAACTCTGTGACCGCCAACATAAGCCTTACCTGGGTTAATAATTACTTTAAAAGCGTCAGCGTTATTTGGGTCATCTTCGAAAGTAATAATAAAATTCTGTTGGGTAAAGTTACCATGGATTTCTCTTAGACGAATAGCAAGGAAATCTTCTGTAGCTTTTAATCCGCTAGCCCCAGCATTTTTATCACTGAGAACTTTACCATCGGCAACTTTAATTTGCGGGATGAAATAATCAGATGAATCTACTAAATCTTGAGTAGTAAGTTCTAGAGTAATTTTATATCTATCTGCACCTGGCGCTGAGATGTTTAAGGTTGCACCAGAGTTGTCATACAGGTCTTCATTATCGTTTACTGTTACGATTGATTCGGAAACTTTATGACCTACTACGACATCAGCATTCGAGCTTGTAGCGGAAAGAATAATAATTTGTCTTGGGCTATAAATGAAATGCTCATCAACATAGAATCTACCTGGATTCTGAATACACAGAAGACCTTCCCCTGTCATAGGAGAAACTAGCGTATTTGTTGCAGAGGTAGAAAGAGTAACCCCAGATCCATCTTGAGCCACTAAAGTACTATTTGTATTTGTGATTGATATTGCAGTATCAGTAACTACTTCTCCGGCTTGGTCAACATAAGTCACATATATGATACCAGTAGCAGCAGTAACTTTCTCTACTCGGAATTGAATACCAGTAGAGGTTTCTTCAAACACGACATTTTCAATTGATGTAGGACTAGCAGGTAGTGGGTTAGAAACTAGATTTAATCTAATAAATGGAACTTTTAGTACAGCAATCGCACCGCCTTCTGTAGCAGCACCAGGATCGAGAATATATCCAGCAAAGGATTTTATATCCTTATTGAGAATAGTCTGCATCTGGTTAAGTTCTCGCTGTTGCAGCGCTCTACCATTATTAAATAGGATTTTATAATAGTTGTCACTGTCCCTATAATCATCCTTATAGATGTTTAGGAAACTGTCTTTAATTACCTGACTTACCATTTTTAGTCCTTATAACTGAATGATTATTTTAATGTCTTCTGCTTGACCTTCATCGCGATCAATCTTTGCTCTGTTATCTATATAGAGTAATTCACCAGAGAAAGGATCTGCAGATGGATAGTCATAAGCCCTAGAATCAGCATCAAAAGCACCAGCTTTTAGAATACCACTTCCAGGTAGACCGTTTAGTTCTGTAATAGCTTCTGCTTCTTGGAATTGGGTAAAGCCAGTAGCTTCTGATTGGTGATAGTAGATTATAGTGCTACTTCCTGTTCCGCTGATTTTATCTACCAGTGCCTTTGCAGAAGACGTTGCGCCTTGGATTGTAGAACCTACTGTAAATGCAGTCGAGACTGAAGCAAATTGTAAACCTCTTAAGGTATTACCCGCAGCAGCAATATAGTCTGAATCGCTGCTTATATCACCTACTTTAGGATTTTTAAGAATGCCAAGTTGACGGAATGAGTTACCGATAACCCATTCACCGTTCTCATCACTATCAGGAATAACGTTAAACATAATTGCGGTTGCTTTTAGGTCAATACGTGGATCTGCACCAAATCCATTCTTTGGACTGAGGATAGGTAATACACTAGCAGCAGTGGTAGGTGATCCACCTGATATAACAGCTTCAGCCCAACTATATCCAGATCCAGCAATTATCTCGCCGTCTGATTCATCCATTTCTACTTTAGTAATTACCCCACCAGTAACCCAAGTTAAGCCCTGAGCAGCAGTACCATTTCCAACAATAGTAATAGTAGGAACAGGTGCATCATCGTAACCAGCGCCCCCATTCACGATTCGAAGTCCAATTACCTGACCTGGAATCGCAGCATCTTGTATAGTTTTCTGTTCAATCTCTACCGCTAATGAGTCAGAGTCAGTTGTAAGGATTTTCTGAACTGGCATATAGTTAGCAGTTAGAAATTTTGTAGCTGATAATGTACCAATGGTATAAAGGAATTTCCAGACATAACCATCAGCTGCTGTATATTCTCTTGTTAAGGTTCCTGTTGGTTTAGTCGTAGAAGGTTGAGCAATACCACCATCTGTTTTTGCCTGCTTTAGACAGATATAAACAGCATTATCTTCGGTTAAAACGTAATATGGGATAGTAGGATATCCTGAAGTATTATCGTTATATGCTGAATAGGTAGTACCGAAAGACCAGTTATATCTAGGAACTGTAAATGAGTAATCGGTAATACGCTTTATAGCCTGCATACCAAGTCTGAAGTTTCTGGCTTCTCTATCGGTATTTGCAGGATTGACTGGTATATCAGAGTCGTTCCAATCTTCAGATTTAGCAACGGCTACATAATATCTAGACGCTGCAGAGTCTGATAGATCATCATAAATTTCTTGAATAAACTGTCTTTTAATTGCGTCTGTGATTATAGCAACCATTTATATTTTCCTTAAGATAGAATGACTCTATTACCTAGACCACGAGCAGAGTCCAGTCCAATTAAATACCAACCTTCAGTAGCCCCACCTGAAGTTTCAGTACTGTAGATGCCCATGATAGAGGCTTTTGCTCTCAGTGTAAAATTTTTGTATCCTGTATGACCAAACCAGGTAGTTCCAGAACCGTTAGAATCTACACTCACAGTTGCAACAGAACCGCCGGCATTCACAAAGAGCATCGGAACGTTGTTTCTTCCAGTTCCTCTCGGAAGTTTGAAAGTATTTGTTCCAGAAGTTCCACTGAACAGTGCGATATTATCCTGTAACGAAATGGTAGAGTTAGTTGAATAATTACTACGTGCAAGACGGAGAGGATCGTCTAATTCGATTACGCCCGTTCCCTTTGCTGAGATCATTAGATCAATATTCGTATCTGTTCCAAGTGTATTAATAGTCGGTTTATTACCGGTAGTAGCAGCAGATATTTCAATGTGATTCACAGCTGATGCAGTAGTAGGTAAAGCTAATATAGTATTCCCTGCTATATCAAGAACTGTTGTTCCGATTCTAGGGTTATTGATGGTAGGGGATGTCAGGGTTTTATTTGTAAGGGTTTGGGTATGTTTTTGAAATACTAAAGTATCGCTGTCTAATAGATTCGGGATATTAACATTAAGATCAGAATCAGAATCAACTACACCTTTATATTTAATTAGGTAATATCCAGTACCAGATACCCCGTGTAATCTTAAATTTCCATCAATCTTTGTATTATAAAGATGCTTATTATAAAGCTCTTGGTCAGCTGTAGTTAAAATAACCTCACCAGTTGAATCGGGAAAAGTGATAAGATTATCTTTGGTAGGTTCAATTGTAGTTAATACTGTTTCAAAGTTATTAAATGAAAGACCTTCGAATGTAATCTGGTTCGGACCAAGAAGAACAGTGCTGGATAAAAGATCTGAATCCCCGCCGAGCACTCTGTATAGCTCAACGAAGTTAGAGTTGATCTTCTGACCGGTGGTTCTGAGTGTATCACCGGTTCCATCATTCGCATTAGTGCCAACGTTAATATGTTGTCTTGACATATCTGTCCCTATCCTTAATAGTTGTATTTATACATAATTAATAAGAGGAATCCGCATAATAATCAAATGCATCCACGTCCATTCTGATTTGATTATTACTAATCTTCATAGCTGATAGATCCCCTGCACTTTCACCTGAATCTTCGTCCATACGTGGAGAGGTTTCTTTTATCAAGTCTCTAATATTCTGATAGTGTGTATCAAGATATTGGACAGTGCCATATGTATCTGTTGGGGTAGTATCAACAAAGTCTCCAACGCGATATCTATCGAGGTCGATACGCATGAAGCCTGAAGAATCGACTTCTGAAGCGATAAGGCCAGAGTATTCTCCGAGTGGGGAGAATTGGGCATATGCAATAGAGGTATACACTGGGATAGAAGAAGCTGGCGGTATTGCGATAGGCATAGTATCAAAGCTAGCGTCTTCGTTAACTGAAATAACTTGAACCTGAGAGCCGACGTACATACCACCAGGATGAGCAAATAGTTTATAAAGGTCTATCCATTCTTTTCTAGCTCTATCAGTCTTAATTAATAAACCCCAGAATTGATACACCTTATCGT